ATAGTCATACTAATGGCTGCTGAAGATGGTTCAATGAAAGCATTTGTGAAAGAACCGAAAGATTATGAAGAAGAATTACAAAAGGCAATTCAAACTTTTTATGACACAGTTAATCCACAATTAGATGAGGCAAAATAGTTTAGGCACTCTACCACTTTAAGAAGTGCCGGAGCCTGGTGTATGCTCGGCACACAGAAATACACCCCAAGATTTTTATATTATGAACGCTAAACAATTTAGTCTAAAGATAGAACAAATAAAAAGAGAAAATGGCGACATGTCTTACATGGATGCCATCTTGCATTATTGTGATGAAAATACTATTGACCCAGCAGAAGTAGGCAGATACATTTCTAAAAGTCTAAAAGAAAAAATTACAATAGAGGCACAAGGTCTTAATTTGATTGAGAAAGGAGGAAAACTACCTTTATGACATATGATGGTTTTGCAGTTTATAGAAAATATCTAGCTTATAAATTACATTTTACCACAGACAAGTATGACTACACAGAACATAGTGGCATGGTACATACTAAATTAGAAACATTTACAAAAAGAAACGACAGATATATGTTTCATAAACTAAGTGTAAAATATAATCAAGATGAGATAGATGATTTTATGATTGCAAATTTTGTTAAAAAGAATAAGGCATGGTCAGGTAGTTTATTAGAAAGAGATAGTCATGAAACATATTTACAATACAGAAAAAGAAAAGAGGCAACAAATTACTACTTCAAAGAAGATTTGGGCAGAGTACGGTCTCTTATTGATATGGACAATTCTGAACCCAACCATGTTGTTACTGTTAGTGATGGCCAGCATCCAATACTTTTACGACATTGTATTGGAAATAAGATTAGTAAAGAGACATTAATTATTATGGATTATCATTTGAATTTTATAAGAGACTGGAATAAAAACATAACAGATAAAATTGTGTGGCCAGATTTTTATAAAAAGGTACAAAAGTTTAAACCGTTTTTAAAGTTTAATCAAACAGAAACAAAAATAATATTAAAGGAGAAGTTATTATGAAAACAGATAGTCATAACAATGGGACACCTTATGTTGAAGTAGTGGTGTATGCAATGATAATTATAGTAGGGTATCTATTATGGATTTAGATATATTTAACATTATACTTTTAACAGTATTAATATTTGCAACATTGGTAGGTGTATTATGAGCGATGATTTTTTAAAAGTAAAAAAATTTACAAAAGAAGAAAAGTGGCAATTACTTGCTGACTGTATCAGAAGTGGTCAAGTAGAAGCAAGAGAATTGCATGAAGAATGGGAAAAAGACCCGGAGTTTAAAAAGTGGTACAAGAAAAAATATCTAATGGATTAGATTGGTATATAAAATGGTTTGCAAGTATCGTATTAATATTCGGTGCAGTTACAACAGCCATGAATCTATACCCATATAACATGTATTTTCAATTTGTAGGTATTACAGGTTGGTTGATAGTAGGTATATTATGGAATGATTGGTCATTGATAGTAGTTAATATTGTAGGTTCAACAATAATGTTGATAGGTATTTTACACTATCACTTTTTTACAGATTGGTATTTAAACATTTATGAGGTATATATTGAAGCATGACAAAAGCATTTTGCATAGGCAACGGTGAAAGTAGAAAAGGTTTTGATTTAGAACAGTTAAGACCTCATGGTGTGATATATGGCTGTAATGCTTTGTATCGAGACTTTACACCTGATGTACTTGTTGCAGTAGACCATGGCATATGTCATGAGATATACAATAGTGGTTATTGTCAGAAGAACGAGGCATGGTTTAGAGACTGGACAAAAGTACCTGCTATGCATTACGACATGATGATTTATAGTGCTGTTGATAAGATAACAAGAGATGAGATAAAAGAATATTATGATAAACATATTGAAAACGAAAGAACGAATGCTGAAGAATTTGTATTTCATGGTTCTAACTTATCAGGTCTTGCAAACATTATTAAAAGTGGTAAGGCAAAAGGTAAAACAAAAGAGATTATAAAACAACAGATTAATCATTCATCAATTAATGTCAGTTGGATTAATAAACCTGATTTTTCAAACAACATAACAGACTTGATAGAAAACTATAAGAAAGATTTAGGGTGGGCAGCCGGTGCTACGAGTGGTAGAATTGCAGTAGAACAAATAAAAGAGTTAAAAGAGGTTTATTTAATAGGTCATGATTTAGAAAGTTACGACAACAAAGTAAATAATCTCTACAAAGGAACAGACCATTATGTATCAGCAGAGAACGGCAAAACACCATCAGATAATTGGAAGATACAATGGGGTGCTTTGTTTACTGAATATAAACATATAAAATTCTATAAAGTAAATGAGAAACCTGTAGGTACTGAAGATAATATAAATTGTGTAGTAGATACATGGAGAAATAATAAGAATGTTGAATATATTACATACTCAACCATGCTTGACAAACTTAAATAAATGTTATATAATAGGTGTAACTATTATAAATAGTAGTGTAGCATTGCTACAGATACGAGAATATATTAATACAATAATACGGAGGATAATATGGACTTTGAATCATTAAAAACATCATCTAGTGGTTTTGATAAACTAACAAAAGCATTAGAAGAAAACCTCAATCCTGAGGATTCAAAAAACAAAAACAAATACCAAGATGACAGACTGTGGAAACCAGAACTTGATAAAACAGGTAATGGGTATGCAGTATTAAGATTCTTACCAGCTACATCAGGTGAAGATATGCCATGGGTCAGAGTATGGTCTCATGCATTTCAAGGACCAGGTGGGTGGTATATTGAAAATAGTTTAACTACACTAGGTCATAAAGACCCTGTGTCAGAAGAAAATACTAGACTGTGGAATACAGGTGCAGAATCAGATAAACAAGTAGCAAGAAATCGTAAGAGAAAATTATCTTACTATTCAAATGTTCTTGTAGTATCAGACCCAGCACATCCTGAAAATGAAGGACAAGTAAAATTGTTTAAGTTTGGTAAAAAAATATTTGATAAGATAACAGAGGCAATGCAACCTGAGTTTGAAGATGAAACACCAATCAATCCATTTGATTTCTGGAAAGGTGCAAACTTCAAACTGAAAATTAGAAAGGTTGATGGTTTCTGGAATTATGATAAATCTGAATTTGAGGGTGTTTCTGCTATCGCTGATAATGATGACAACATCAAGGCAATATGGGAGAAACAGTACCCTCTAAACCCATTCTTAGAACCTAGTAATTTTAAATCGTATGAGGAACTCAAAGAGAAACTGAATCGAGTAATTACAGGTACTAAGTCTACCGACACAGTAGAAAATGTAGACCTCCCATCCACATCTACTGCTACGGTTCAAAGTAAAGATAGCGCCTCTACAGCTACTGCTAGTGATAGTGATGATACACTTGATTATTTTAGTAAATTAGCAGAAGAATAAGAGGTATCTCTCTCCGCTATCGTAAACTTTAGGGCATATCTAGTAATAGGTATGCCCTTTTTCGTATAAATAGTATCATGGCAAGTATATTTGACAAGATTAGTGATAAAGCAGGTGATACAAAAAGGTCATCTACATGGTATAGAAATGCAGTATCATCTTTAGGTGATAGTGTAACTGCTAGAAAGTTATATAATCAAGGTAAGATTAATCAAAGGCCTTCTTTAGGTAGATTAAATTTGTTTTTCTATGACCCAAAGTTTAAAGAAACATTACCTTATTATGATACCTTTCCTCTTGTATTGCCATTAGAAGGATTTAGAGGTGGGTTTTTAGGTATGAACTTTCATTATCTAACACCTACAATAAGATTTAGATTGTTAAATCAATTACAAAGATTTGCTACTAATAGTAAATTTGATAGCACAACAAGATTAGATGTAAGTTATCAAAGAGTAGGTGGACTTGCAAGAGTAAAATCCACAATAAAAAGATATTTGTATAGACAAGTGAGGTCAGGTTTTATGAGAGTAGATTTACAAGACGCTCCTACAGCAGTATATCTACCTGTACAACAGTTTAAAAAGAGAAGTGCAAGCTTCGTATACGGACAAAGTAGAGGATAAAAATGGCAATATTTAGAGGCGGAGTAAAAATATTTGGTTCAGATGTTAGACT